CAGAGCAGGATATTGCAAAGTCTTAAAATTGTTGTAAGATGTTATTTCTTTGATTGGCGGCTCTAACGACATCGTAGCGATCAAAGTGTTGTAGCGTTACTAGAGGGAAGATGCTGAAATAGCGCAATACAGGTGGCGAAGCTAGTGCCTGTGCATCGAACGACTGGCGGGTTCTGTGGCTCCGGATGGGCAGAATTGAAGGCGAACTTAGGTAGGCTAGGTTCGCTCACCAGAAGGGCAAGGAAGGTTTTATATATACTTTAAGTGGTTTTGTATAATAACTAGGGGGAACTATGATTGAAGATATGGTAAGTGCTAAAGAGTTTGTCAACGCTGACACTCAAACACGGGAGTCTATGCTCATTGATATGTTACGAGTAGCAGACATGGAAATTAAATCATTGCGAGAACAACTTTTATTTGCTAGGCGTGAACTAGAGGCTAATAAACAACTTATTCATGCGCTTGGGCCTGCTGCTTTTGAAGGCAAACATTAATGGAAATTTTAATTAAGAAAATTAAAGAAAACAAAGATGGATCAGCCGAAGTTCATGTGCATTACGATAAGGAAGGCTTACATTTTCTTGTGCAACAAGGATTAACTTGCACTTTGGTGGAAGCTATAATGATGGAACGTAACGGGGAGATGTTTCATGTTTCAAGCGTTTTGGGATCTGTACCCAAGAAAAGTAGCAAAAAGAGCAGCGCAGTCAAGCTGGAATCGGTTAAGCGAGTTAGAGCAAAAAGAAGCTCTTGATGCCATATCAAATCATTTAAAATATTGGAAGCTCAAAGAAACTTCAAAAGAGTTTATTCCTCATCCCGCCACCTGGCTAAATCAAGGGCGATGGGAAGATGAAATTGATCTAACAGAAACTGTAAAAAAACCACAGTTGCCGTGGTTCTCATCGGATGATTTAACTCTAGCTAAAGCAAGAGAATTAGGAATAACGCCTTATGCTGGAGAATCATTCTACCAATTACGACAACGAATTTCGGCACAAATCAGCCGTCAGACAACTGTGTAAATGGCGAGCGCAATGGGGATTAGCAAAGTTTAGACAATACATATCGAGCAAGAAATTGCCTCAAGTATTATTGCAAGACTATGCTATTCAGTATCAATTAGGAAACAGGGGGGAATACAAATGTTGGAAAAAACCATTATCGCAGCAACAGGGCTTGGATATTTGATGGTAGGCGTATTGCAATTACGCAAGGGTGCATTTCCTAACGCAATTATTTGGTTAGGCTATGCGTTTAGTCAAATTGGATTATGGCTTGCGCTTAAATGAACTATCTATCTGTTTGTTCTGGAATTGAAGCTGCCACAGTTGCGTGGCATCACATGGGTTGGAAACCTGTAGGATTTAGCGAGATTGAGAAATTTCCTAGTCAAGTGCTTGCACATCATTACCCACACGTCACCAATTATGGTGATATGACTAAATACAAAGAATGGAACATCAATGACTCAGTTGGACTTTTGGTCGGAGGAACTCCATGCCAATCATTTAGCGTTGCAGGTCTTAGAAAAGGACTTGAAGACCCAAGAGGAAATCTTGCCCTTACCTATGTTGGAATTCTTGACAAGTTTAGACCCAAGTGGTGCATTTGGGAAAACGTGCCAGGTGTCCTTAGTTCAGGCGAAGGAAGGGATTTTGGAGCCTTCCTCGGGGCGTTGGCTCAACTCGGGTATGGGTTCGCATACAGGGTGCTTGATGCTCAATACTTTGGAGTCGCCCAAAGACGCAGACGAGTGTTTGTTGTCGGATGTTTTGGAAGTTGGCAATCTGCCGCAGAAGTATTATTTGAGTCCGAAAGCCTGCGAAGGGATATTAAGAAGGGCAGAAGCGAGAAAAAAGATATTGCCAATTGCATTACAAAAAGCCCTTCAAGCCACAGTAGCTACAACCCAGCAAGAAGTGAAGGTAACGCTGTAGTTGTTCAATGGCCTGCTGATAAAGCAAATACATTAAATGCTTCATTTGGCGAAAAACTTGGTTTAGAAAATCAACATATAAATTCTGGTGCGCCATTATTTGTAATGCAACCCATTCCAATTCATGCTCAAGCGACTCAATATAAAGGTGGTGGAGCAAACAGAAATAACGATGGAAAGGGAAATGGTTTAGGCATCGGAAAATCTGGTGACCCTATGAATACGCTAGATACAGTCAGCCGCCATGCAGTTGCTTATGAAAATCATGGCACAGATAGCAGAATCAAAGAAATTGAAATAAGCCCTACTGTTACTGCTAGATGGGGAACTGGTGGCAACAATGTTCCATTAGCTATTGGCTCATCTGATATTAGCGGAACATTAAGAGCTAATCCAGGTAGCGGATGGCGTAGTAACGGAACACCTGTGGAAGCAGTAGCTATACAAAACATGGCAGTTCGTAGGCTTACAGAAGTTGAATGTGAAAGACTACAAGGCTTTCCTGACAACTACACAAATATTAAAGAAAACTGTCCAAGCGGTGTAAGATATAAAGCTCTTGGAAATTCTATGGCTGTGCCAGTAATGCGATGGATAGGGGAAAGAATAAATGAAAGATTATGATCCAAACGATGCGATTGACTTCATTTTTAAAACTGCGCCTGCGTATGCAAAAGCGAAGGGTGAACTTGCGGAGCTTGAGGCATTTAAGTCAAGCCTTAAAGCTATTAAAATGTCTGAATCATCGGAGCAAAGTCTTGGGGCGCAAGAAAGAGAAGCGTATCGCTCAGAGGCTTATCAGAATTTATGTAAAGCCATTGGAGTGGCTACAGAAAACGCAGAAGCGTTAAAATGGAAACTTGAAGCAGCAAAACTTAGAGTAGAAATCTGGCGCACAGAACAAGCTAGCAACCGATCAATAGAAAGATTAACGAAATGAACGATTATGCAGACATTATTCTTAAACTTAACTCATTCATCAAACACTATCACGAAGCGGTACTTAAAGGTAAATATTCACAAGCCTATTTAATTGCTTGTTCTATAACAGAATCAGCGCAAGAGTTAGAAGATTGGACTAGCACCAAAAGTGTCCACTAAAGCAGAAAAACAATACTATGCAAAAGTGGCACGACTTGGCTGCATCTTATGCAAAAGGTTGGGATACGAAACGCAAGACGTTGGATGCGAATTGCACCATATTAGACGAGGTAACATACCTCGCAATCAAGCACCTGTCATTGGTTTGTGTACCGCCCACCATCGAGGATCAAATACTGGTATTCACGGATTGGGTAGACGAAAATTTGAGTCCACCTTTGAAACGAGCGAAGAGGAACTCCTCGAAGAAGTTATAGCTCTAGTGGGTCAAAACCCAGCTCTGCAACCTTAGATGCTCTACGTCTAAATGTGGCATCGTGTTTAGTCCAAGCATCGGTGATTGTTCCACTACGACTCATGTGGATACACTCATGGAGTAATGTTGAAATTACTGTTGTCAACCAGCCACAACGAGCATCAGAAATTGTAATGATGTGTTCGTAATCTCCCCCATCATCGTATAGGTACGTTCCCATAGATTCGGGGTCTGAATCAACAACAAATTTAATTTCTTCTGGCAAAGGCAAATTCCACTTATTTAGTGGCTCACATAGCATTAATGCAGAATATAAATTCTTTAATATGGCAGGACTCAGTTTCATTTCCAAGTAATCCATTCTTTGTTAAGCTGCTTTTGTTTTCTTTCAACATACACAGGCATACTAAATGTTAAACCATGTTCAGGATGGGTAATCCATAATGCCTGGCGTGGTGGCTCAAAGCCAAAGTTATTGGCATAAGCATACTCATCGTAACCTTTAAGACTACCATTTACAATAAGGCGTTCTAGCTGGATTAATTGATGCCAATGACCTAAGATCATTGTGTCGTATTCCATATCAATCTGAGCGTTTCTGGAGCGTTTACGATGATCTCCACGAATGATTGGGCCTAAAGCGCCAATGACACCATCACCCCCACGAAATTGATCCCCATGTGTAAGTAAATATTTGTGTCCGTAGATTGAATAATAGGCATCTGAGCCGTCAGGAATATGAAATTGGATGCGAGAATCATTTTCAAACCTCTTTGATAGAAACTGATAGAGTAACCAATCAAAGGATGTGAAGTTCCTGCCTTTTGCCCTAATTTTGTGCGTATTGCGCCCATGATTACCACTTACGCACGGAACAAAGACATTTCCAAACTCATCGGCTAAAGTTTCAATACACCAAGTCAATACACCGAATAAGTCTATAACTGTAGGCATAATTTCCATAGAGTTTGTAGCCATCAGTTCTTCATGAATGTCACCAGAAACCATATCGCCACCTAACACAAATACAATGCCAGGATAATCAGATAAAGCTACATGGTTTTTAAGTAAATCAATGGTCTTTTCAATCATGACTCTTGCACGATCTTGTGCAATCGCTACGTTGTATTCATTTACGCCATTAATTTGATTTGGGTCAACTACCTCGCCCCAATGCCAATCTGATGCAAAAAGGGTAGGAACGCCTGCGCTTCTTTTGCCTTTAGTAGGTTTAATAAGCCAATTAGGTGGAGATACCACCTTCTTTGACATCTTTAGAATGGTGGTTTTGATATATTCGGCAGTTAATGTATTTTCTTCATGGGCGTGGATCGTAGCCTCTAGCTGGCGAATTTTATTTCTAGCATCATTTAGCTCGTTTAAATCTTTATTAAACACTTCGACTGTGGGCTTAATTCCAGCCAATATTGCAGCTCTATACCTTGAATTAAAAGTGCCTTCAGGAAGATTAAGAAGTTCGGCTGATTTTCGTTTATTACCAGTCTTTGCAAAAGCATTTACCGCTTCTTGCATATCTTCATGCGACAATGGTTTTTGAGCCATTTGATCCCCTATTGGTGTAAAGTGTTTAGATACTAACCTTTAATTTATTACATTTCAATGACCTATGCTAGAAAAGTTGATGCTAATCATTCGTTTATCGTTAAGACGTTACGAGAGCTTGGCTGTTCTGTATTTGATACGTCAAGGGTTGCTGGCGGATTCCCTGATCTTGTGGTGGGTAAAAACCAAAAGACCGCACTTGTTGAAATAAAGTCAGATGACAAGGCAAAGTTCACAGCAGCGCAACAAGCATTTATGTTGAATTGGCGTGGGTCAACAGTAGCTCGAATCCACGATATAGAAGGTGCGATAAATCTAGTAAAATTGCTTGAAAAATCGTAAAATAGTATTATTATTCGTAGTGTATCAACCCCATCTTAAAGGATAAATCATGGGCAAAATGGATAGCATGAAGGGCGTACCTTCAACAACTGGCGCAAAAGCACCTACTGGCGCAGCGAAAGCTGACATGAGCGGAGAGCGCAAAGTCAAGCTAGTTGGCGGAGTTGGCATGGGCAAAATGGATGCTATGGGTTCACGCCCAATGAGCCATGCTGGCAACTTTGAAGGCAAGCTCGGTGAATTGAATGACGGCAATATGGGTGAGCGTGAGTGCTACAGCCATAAGCGTGTCGGTCACGACCAAGACGATTGCAAATA